GGAAGTACTATTCTGTTGTTATTTAGAGTCCAAGATGTTATCTTCTCCTGTAGTCCAAATCTCTTGTTTGGGTATTCACCAGTACTAGAATTACCAGCATTTAGTAAAGCACCAAAAGTGTTCTCAAATTCGTATGCTACATAGCCTCGTGCACCAGTTGCAATTACCATATATGAATCTCACTTACTTTGCTTATAAATATTCTGTCACTCATAGTTCTGCCTGTATTGGACTACTATCTGGTGTTTGAACATATTCCTTAAATTATCGCTTTGAGACATTGAATGCTTTACAATAACATCTACAAATCCAGTTCTTCTGATATTAGCCTTTAAAATCCTTAAAACCTCTGTCACAGTCTGGTTTAGTTTATCCTGTTCACCATATGATCTTACGTCCACAACCAGAGTTAGTGTGTGTAAAAAATCAGACCCATATAATCCGAAATATTCTATATTTTCCCTTCGTGGATACACAAGGATCATATCCCTCCTATCGTCTATAAAACCAGCAGATTTCTCCTTCCATAATACCTTTATGTCTGGTAATTGTGTTCCTGCTGTCCAGCCATCTTTGAGCATGGCTATACAGTCTTCTAATGCGTCATAAGTCAGTGACATATTATTCCGTACCTATTGGAATATATATTAATTCGCACCTACATGAGTTTTTTCCACTTTTAGGGTCTTTATCTACGTGTAGTTGAAGTTTGTGAAAACTTTGATCAGGTCTTCTCTGAATGATTGAATATCCATCAACATTCCACTTTGTTGCATTTTTTAAAAGAAATTGTATAATTTGCTCGTCTGCACCCTCATGTATTGTGCCATTCGCATCCACCCTTAATTCTAATTTTCCATCATATGCCTCCGAATAACCAGTACAGTCTGGGCATACCTTTTCATCATTCTTCGTATGGTATTCATAAAAATATCTTACATATGATTCGCCTTCTGGTGTGTCTACGTCTTCAACATATTCACCCTCTCCTTCAAATCCCCAATCTGTTGCCTGATTCATAACCTCGTCAACTGGATCACCTTTGGTTTCTACTTTTAATGTATCGTCACTTACAGTTTCTGCTTCGTATCCACGATCAGTTAATGTTTCAACAAAGTCTTCAACTACGTCTTTTACTACGTGGGCAAGTTGTTTAAGCTTATCCACTATGCTAAACATTATGGTATTGGGAATGCTTCTCTACGATTCATAACACATGACTCAATGTCTTCTTTCCACTGTGCTATTATATCATTCCATGTCATTGCACTTCCACCTACTGGTAGTCTGTCCATTCTAAAGCTTGTGGTTAATAGATCTATTGATACGAGTTTTATACAGGCATCTTCTATGTCACTTGGTACTGTTGCGTCACCATAGCGATATGTAACCCTTATTCTGTTTTTTCTTAAAATTGAAAATATGAAACCTCTTAAGAACAATCTACCATAAACTGGGTCAAATTGATACCATTGAGAGTCTGTTAGAATATCATCATATTCTGAGCCTGACCCCTTCCAAACTTCTATCTTATCTCCAGCAGCATTGCTAAGATCTCTTAAATTCCTATGCTGAAGGAAGATTGGAGTACCCCAGCCAAAAGTATAAAGTAATGGCAGATCGTGTATTTCGTTTGTTATGGTCTTATTTCTTCCAAAAGTATGACCAATTCTTCGATCTAATACTTCTTCCTTTCTGTTTATTATTTTTTCAACTTGAGTCTTATTAGGAGTAGTAGTGCTACTAATGGGGACTCGCATAAAATCGGATATATCCTCGACTGTACAGTATGTAACGACCATGTATAAATATAATAGATTACGTATTTAAATTTTCTATTTGAAGACAACTGTGACTTCAGCACTGCCTGTGCAGTCTGCGAATATACCATTCTCAAACCTTCTGTTTATCTGTACATATGTTCCCTGAAGTGCTGTAAATATGGTGAATTCTGCTGTGCCACTAGCATCTGTTCCATTTTTGAATATCACCTTATCAGAACCAGAGCCTAGTTTTGTGATAAAAACGCCAACGACTACTCCATGACCCCCTTTAATCAGTGTATCTGAGTTAAAGGAAACTACATTATGATTTAGCTCGACCATGCTCTATAAACATAATGCCCTTATATAAACTTTAAGGAATGTCGGACTTGAGTAGTTCGCAGTACTCCTTACTGGAGTTTTTACTTCGGTAGGTGATCAAACCTGTTGAAGTCTGCCCTCTGCCACTAGGTTTCTTATGGCATATCTATACTGCCTGTAGCATGACACTCATGTGTCTTGTCTTTCGTTCACCATTATTCTCCCTTGAGTGGTGTCTTGTATTCAGAGCATAGATTACTTCACATGCCATTCCCTTGTTGGAATCACTCGGTTATCCAAGTTAGACTTGATAACTCATTCCTAGATACTGTGTATATCATACCTTATATATTTGTTTTTGTTGAAAAAAAAAGAGGCTGTTTTGGACTCTAGTAGCCTATGACTAGGAACTCAAATATCTTACTGTTTGTAAGGTTTGAGGCGTTTGCTAATTCAACTAGTGCTGCTCCTGCAGAGCCACCAACCGTATAGAGTTTAATCTTACTATTGGTTTTGTCATATTCTACCTTGTGTAATGAATCCGTAAATGTAGGAATCACTGCAACGAGTGTAGATATTCTGCCCTGTGTTAGGTCAGCAGACACTCCGTTGGTCGCATAGTTATCAGAACCACCGAAGGTGACTTTGATAGCATACACTCGCAGTTTTGAAACCAAAGCTGCTTGCCATGAGAGTGTTTTTCTCACGTTAGCGTTTGTCCAATCTGATGAACTGATTGTTAATGCCATTGATATTAGAAATATCTAAAGACTTATAAAGATTATTGCCACCAAGATCCTAGCAGGTGTATTCCTGTGAGTGATTCTATCAGGATACTTCCAAATAGGAATATGATGATTAAATCTCTCGCCTTTGCTAGCTTGTCAACATGATATATTTGTACCATAATACCACCCTTTCTTACATCCATTTAAAGATTACCTCCACTTGTCTCTCTTTCTGTCTTCACAATTCATACATTTTAAGACACCTTTATGCCAGCCACATTCTTTACATTTTAAGGAGAAATCAAAATATGCTTTACCATCAGTTTTTTTAAAAAGAAATACTAGTATTCCTGCAACAATTAACCCCACAATAATATATACTATCATTCATTAGCTTATATAACCTACTATTTATTTATTTTTATAAAAAAAAAATATTGATATAAACTTATTACAGTTTAATATCTCTAATTTTACCTTGAGACTTGAAGTGTCTACAGACAGTTTCTCCCATTGTCCTGAATACGCCTTTCTCAACAAATGCATTGTTGACAAATGGATATGCTGGACTTCTGCGAGTTGCTTCGTAGTACTCAGTAGGAATAGCGATTTGAATACCAATTCTTGGGTATCCATATCCTTCTGCGTCAGATGTATCAAATGCAAACAATCTACCAATTTCGGTAGCATCGCCTGAGTCACTTGGAGCATCTTTGCTTGGGATGAATGGGATTCCATAGATCGAGTCTACGTGAATTCCAACGCCAGTACCTCTAAAGGTTTGTATACCATTTACGTCTACCTGTACGAGTGCCTCACCATATGGGTTTGGAATACGGACAGATGGCATATAAAGACCTTGGATCTCAGAGTAAACCTCATGAGAACCTAAGAATACGTTTGGATCTTTACCAGCAGCAATCCTAATCTTTCGTAAGAAAGATCTTAGAGTGTCGTCGGTAAGAACACCGTTTGTACCTATTGTACCACTTGCACTTTCAACTGTACAGTCGAAAGTTGAAGAACTGTCTCTGTCAATGGTTGCGTTGGCAGCCCAAGGATCATAATAGCCAGTGGTTGATGCACCTAATGCAGTTTCTTCTGCGTTGGATGAAACAATTCTGTCCAATGATTCAAAGTCTGTTGTTCCAGCGTTTGTACCAGAGCCTGTAACAGTTCCTTCTACGTCTGCTAAAAGCATTCTGTTAAGAAATTCCTTGTGCTGTACTGCCATGTACAATCGAAGTGAACCAAGTCCACCCCAAATGTCGTCCTTGCTGTGCGTAGCCAACCACTCCATTACCTCTGATGCTGAGAAAGGCAGTTGTGCTGTCTTTGGTCGAACATCAATTTCTTGTAGTGTTGGTTTTACTGTTTCAGCAATGTTACCACCCTCTGCAGTACCACCTAAAGCAGTGTTGCCTTGGTTAGTATTTAGAGTTGGCTTTGCAGTTATAACCCTCCATCCAGATTTATCCCAAGGATATTTTGGAAGGATTCCGAAAGCATTTGCTTCGAGGTTAAGTTGTGCCCATGCATATGCTCCATAGATTGCGTTGAAAACGCCTGCTGTGGAGGTTGTTGCTGGTGCGTCGGCTTTTCTTAAGAGATTTCGATTGTAGCCATAATACAGTGCCTCTAATTCATCGATAGTTTTAATCTGTACCATTTCTACCACTGTCCTACCTCATCGTTAGATGGTTTGTAGTACTTACCACTCAAGATTTCTCTTGCAACTTTTGAAAGTCCTTCATAGCCACCTGCTCTTGCATCTTTAAGAATAGGTGAAAAGTCCTGACCACCAGATTTCTCTAGTGTTTCAAGTGCTGAGTTTGGTCTTGGAGTTTCTGTGGAGAATGTGTGTTCAGATTTCTGAACTAGTTGTGTCTTACCAACTGGTTTCTGTTGCATCTGCAGTTTTGCTTCGTCGTTTTCAGTTTCCTTTCCGTCTTCATCCAGTTTGGCTTGTTGACCTTGTGGATAAGGATCTTCAGGAACTTTGACATCTGCTCCAACATCGTCACCACTCTCAGTGCCTGATGGGCTCAAAGGTAGATCTGTTGGTTTTTCAAGTGCTTTAATTCTTTTACTAAAGCCCTTTACAGAGTCGACTACAGCTTTCTGTGATTCTGCAATAGATTTCATTTGGTCTGCTAATGTATCAAAGGTTGCTTTGACAGCTTCTTCGAAATGTGCTTTTTTCTCTTCTTCTCTCTCTGGAAATCCATTCTCGGATTCGGATTCAGACTCGTCGTCTTCTTCCTCTTCTTCGACTGAATCTTCAGTTTTAGAATTTTCTTCGTCAGTCATAGTTATTGAGTATTTAAATATTTATATGTTTATAAAGATTCGTATATAAAGGATTATTGATACATATCAGGCTTCTTTCTTGATACTGACCTAGGTAAATACCTAGCACCTGCCATTAATTTATCTAATTCCTCTTGTTTTACAGGTGAAATTAAGTGTGTGTCACCAGAGCCTTGTATGTCAGTAGAATTTTCACCTTCACCTAAGCCTCTCTGACCCCATGCACCGAACTGGTTTTCTTCTACTTTTAAACTTTCAATCATAGCCTTTATTCTCAATATAGCCTTTCCTAACAGTCTTTTTCTTCTTGCAGCCAGTGCACCTCTGGTCATTGGTTTTCTCTTTTTATTTTGTTCTGCTCTCTTTTGATCATTAATACTCTGTGTTCCTGCAGAGATTAACTTTGCCTGAGTTTGAAGATTGAGTTTAGTGTCAGCACTCATATTTTCAAGAAGTTTTTTTGAGTCTGTTTCTCTTTTACCCTCTTTTAATTGCTTTCTTCTTGCTGCTCTCCAGTCTGTCCATTGTGGATTTATTACTCCCATAGGATTATGTTCACTTGGTTTATGAAGATACTTCTTTGGATTAGGTGTCTTTTTTGCACCAGTACTTGTACCTGTTATCGGTTCATCATCTTCTGCTTTATCTAACTTTTTATATTTACCTAGACCAAAAACAAACTTTCCTTTGTCTGGTACTTTTCCATAACCAACATGTCGTGCAAAAGATTCATGTGCTTTATCAGGATTTTCATCATGACTCAGTTGTCCCTCATTAACCATTTCATGCATATCTGTTTTTTGTTGAGCACTCACTGCCATACCATCTATATGATCTCTTATTTCTTTCAGATGTTCTGCGTTTTCCTTACACCAAGGACATGATGCTTTTTGAATTACAGCAGTAAGTTTCTCTGCCAAGTCTGGATCATATGTT